CTCTTGCGAACGCGGCCAGTGGACAGGCGCTTGTTGCTCTCCATCCGCAAGCGCTGGAAGTTATCGCTTTCCCGCTGTCGATACACCTGAATGCGTGGGTTGTCGTAGTCCTGGGTGTAGGTCTCCAGAATGTCCGCACAGGCTCGGGAGCGGATCAGTTCCTCTCCGTGCACCATCCAGGCGTTGGTGGTGGAATCAGCAGACAGGTCCATCAAATCAGCCTGTCCGGCCAGTTCCAGCGTGTACTGGTCAGGCGGGATCGGGTACAGACGCAGCTCGTTTCGGTACACCGCAAAGTCGGTGGGATAGCCCCGGTAGTTCTGCGTGTTGCGCGCGATGTCTTCGATGTACGACCACTCGCGGCGGATCAGGCTGTAGCGGTTCTGCCCGACCGTGATGTTGAGGGTGTCGATGTCTCGGAAGTTCTGCGGGAAGCTGTAATACTCGACGTTGGTGGAGGTGGTCGCCGTCCAGCGGTCTTCGTTGAACCAGAAGCGCTGGCCGGCGTAGAAACGGATGGCGCTCTGAATGGCGTCCTGCGCGACCGCAGTGATGTCCTCACGATCCAGCTCTCGCCAGATTCGTCGCTGCATCGTGATGTAGTCCGACATACCTACTCCCGCTGTGCGCAATACAGCGCATAATCCCGCTCTTCACGCCAAATGTCCTCATGGTCACATTCAGCGTACTCCGAGAACCACGGCCCACCAACTGTAAAGTGATAGGCCGCCGCTTTTGGGTTGGGCGCATACTCACCCACCAGCCAGTTCCACTTCAGCGGCAAATCACCGACCAGCCGCTGGTCCAGCCACTTGAACTGGTGCAACTCCAGCCCTGAAGCGCTGTTCACATAGGCCGGCGTCAGCGCCTTGCAGGCCGCGTTGTTCATCAGCATCACCGATGACCAGTTCTTGCACGGATAGGCCGACTGCTTGTTCCCAAGGTATTTTACTGCGTCCTTGGGCACATAGTCATGCTTGCACACCTGCACTGCGAAACGCTCATCACGCAGCGCAAACAGCTTGCTGATGTCCTCGCGGACGATGATGTCGCAGTCCATGAAGATCGACCAGCCGGAATAGGCACTCATCCACGGCACCAGAAAGCGGGAGAAGCTGAACTCGTTGGACTGGTTCTGGTCACGTGGGCGCTTCAGCACATGGTTGAGCGTGTGCAGCGATACGGGGGTGATGGCGACCGGCACCGTGGTGTGGCGCATGATGCTGGATGCGCAAACGTGCCAGGCTACCTCTTCGCAGTGGTCATATCCGATGAAGACATCAATCAAGATTCGCCCTCTCTCGGCTGCGCAATGAAGATTGCCTTTCCCTCCTTCTCGTTCAGATGATATTCACGGACGCTGAACATCTCGCCAATCTGATCCCACCACCAGCTTTCCCCCTGAACGATCAGATGCGCATTCTCTCCGGTCGGCAGGCGCTTCTTGGCCGGCCGCGTACAGGCTACCAGAAACGCCGTGTGCTGGGTCAGCATGGCGATGTCCGTCAGCACATGATAAAGAAAATGCGGCTCTATGTGCTCCAAAACATCCGTGCAAACCACCAAATCAGCGGCCGCTGGGCGCTCGGAAAACTCCGGTATCGCCGGATCATAGCAGTGAACGACCATCCCATCCTTGCGCAGGGCATCCCGCAGCTTTGCCTTCCCGCAGCCATAGTCGAGGATCGTGCAGTCATGGCCGATTCCCTTGGCAAGCGCCTTTACCTGTCCGGCCCATTGTGCACCGCCCGCCCCATAGTTGGGGTTGGTGGCATGAAGCAACTGGTTGGTCTTGCGGTACAGGTCAGAAATTAACATCCAGTCTCACCATTTTCACGGTGCCGCCACCCTGCACCTTGTCCGCGATCGGCAGCAGATGGAGTTTGAGCGAAAGATGCTTCGCGGGAATGTTATCGAGCGTCGCAGCGTTTGGCTCATTCAGACCAGCGCCCATCAACGTCTCCAGCACCGCGTTGCAGCCGAACCGCTCCGTGTCGATCCCGCCTTCGTACCAGTCATCCAGCACGATCGTTCCGCCAGGAGCAATCAGCTTCAGGCAGTGGTCCAGGTCGGACTTGATCGTCTCGACGCTGTGGCCGCCATCGATGAAGATCAGGTCGAACTTGGTCGGGTTCTTCTCAATGAATGCCGGCAGGCTATCCCGCGTATCGCCCACATGCAATCCGGTGACGTTCACGCCATGTTGGGTCAGGTATTGCAGCACGTCACGCACGGCAAAGTGCGGCTTGACGTTCTTCTCCCGCTCATCCGATTCATCGTTGGCGAACTCGAACAGGTCGAAGCCGACATATTCGATGCCACCCTGCACCACCTCATTCATCTCCACCGCACGCTGGCCGTTCCATGTGCCGATCTCCAGCACGCGCTTGGGCTGCTTCTCTCGCACGATATCGATCAACTGCGCATAGCGCTTCGGACCGCTGGTCTGCTTCTTCAGGTTGCCCTTCTTGTGCTTGGCGTAACCCTCCATGACGACATCGAATACGTTGCAGGGTCCATCGGGAAGCCGAAACCTGGCCGCCATATCGGTACTGCTCACGCCCAGCGACTCCCGCACGAAGTCCACCACATAGGAATCGTGCCACTCCGGCAGCAGCAACACCTGCCCGGTCAGGAACATCATGGAGTAATTCGCCCAAAACCGGGCGGCATCATCGTGGCGGTTGTCGAATCCGGCCAGCGACAGGCAGGAATGCCACTTTGGCCGGCCAAGGTAGGCCATGAACACGCCTTCCAGCGCCTTGTCGAAGAACGACTGCGGGATCGGCTGCTCGAACTCGACATCCGCGTCGATCCACCACATCCTGTCCCGGCAAATGGATGCCGCGTGGCACTGCGCGAACACCTTGCGGCAGAACTTGGCAACGTTGAAGCGGTAGTTGAAGCTGCCGGAGATCATGCCGTTCGCCGCCGGGAATCGGCTGACGCCATCCAGGAACCAGTGATAGCCCTCCACTTCGTTCAGCGAGCGCCAATCGACGCCCTTTACCTCGAACAGCTTGTCGCTCTCGGTATAGACGGTCAGCGGCCCCGGCAAACACTCCTTGGCGCGCTCCAGAAACTCGCGGCCATATAGCTCATAACCTTCCAAAGACATCGATGTCACGAACTCCATTACTCTCCCTCCTCGATAACCACGTCATAGGCAGCTTCGAGCATCTTCAGCATTTTGTGTTCGATGTCGAAGCGATGCTTGGGGTATTTGTCCCAGGTCGGGCCACGGGTGATACTCCACCTCCACTTGCCAGACAGCACGGAGTCGAACCCATACAGCAGAATGCGTGAGCCCGGGAAGTATTTTCCGAGAAACATCATTACATGGAAGCCGGTGGACGTGTGCGGCTCATCGCCTTCATCTGCCAAGCCACGATAAATCGTGTCCCAAAACAAACAGAGCTCGCGGTCCATCAGCGCCTTACCGCACAGAATTTCTCGAATCCCATCCTCCCTTTCTGCGGTATACCCATACGTCCGGGAATCGTGGAATACGATGAAATGTCCAACGTCAGGCCACAAGTCCGGCAACCGCGGCGCCACCACCAGTGACGATGCGGCAATGTCCGTCCGCTTGCCGAACACCTCGGGGTTTCGCGTCAATTCAGCGTGCCACTTCATCCTGACCACAAGGTCTGCGCTGTCGATCCGCTCTCCTGCTGCGGCGCTCGCGAGGCTGGGGCCGTGGCCGACTACAGCGATTTTCGTTCTTCCACCCACTCCCAAATCCTCTCGATAACCTCAGCGGAAAACTCATCCCACGGTTCATCAGGCCCCTTGTGGATTTGCTGAACCCAGTCGCCATACTGATACATTGTCCCAGCCGGACCATATCTCCATGCACGCTCGAATGGCGTCATCACATAGCAGGGGACACCCATCGCGCCGCACAGATGCACAACAGACGTGCAGACGGAAACCACCATATCCAGCTCAGAAACCAATGCAGCGGTTTCGTCGTAGTCGAATGCCTTTACCGCACCATCGATCTCATGCAGCTTTTTGCCGTCTGGCAGGCCCTCGTTGAACCGCGTGATCTTGTCTCTCACGTCCGTGTACTGGAGGGAAACGAACGTCGCAGGCAAGTCGAACATCTCCCGGAAATGTCCCAGCTTGGCATTGCGGAACACCGCATGGGTGCGCTTGGACCCGCCGATCCACGAAAACCCAATGTACGGCGGAGGGCCAAACGATTCCAACAGCCTGCGATACATGGTGGATTTTTCTGGATCCGGGGAAAGATACTGCTTGCGCGGGAATTCCCCGTACCTGCGGTAGTGATAGAACAGGTTTCCGATAGGCAACATGAAGTCCGGGTTATACTCCTTCACCCAACTGACATCATCGCTCTTGCGATTTCCCTCTACAGCAATGACGTTCTCAATTGTGCTGAAGGATCGCTTCATCAGACCAACCAGCCTCGGATGCGCGTCGATCAACACGCTCTCGCAGTCCTTCGCCAAGTCCTCGATGGCGGATGCGAACATGATCTCGTCGCCGATCCCCTGCTCGCCGTAAACCACCACGCGCTTGCCCTTCTCTCCCTTCCACATGGGCAGCAGCACTTCGCCAGCATAAGTCTCCCTGGTATAGGGCTTGACCAGCCGGTCGCCAGCATCGATACCGGCCGTATACAGCGAGAACCCCCTGTCGAAGTTCATCTGCTCCAGATAGAGCAATGACAGGTTCCATGCTGCCTTGGCATTGGTCGGGCACAGCTCCAGTGCACGCTCGCCGTAGGGAATACCGCGATCAGGATGCCCTCGGTTGACCCACAGCGCCGCCAGATTCCCCAGATACTCCGTATCCTCGCGCAGGGTGTTGGCGATGATCAGGTGGCGTTCGGCTTCCTGATTCATCTCCTCGCCGCGATAAGCGGATGCCAGGTTGCAGTGGATGGCGGGGTCGCAAGGTGCTGCGCACAGCGCGCGCTTCAACAGCGGGATGGCAACGCCGTTGTGGCCCTGAATCAGGAACGAGGTTGCGAGCAGAAACAGGACGCTGGGGTCATCAGGCGCGCTGTCGATGACGCTGAGCAGGATTTGGTGGGATTCTTCGATTTTCGCGTGGTCTTTTTCTTTCGCGCCGGCAATTTGAAGGGTGCTGGCCTTTGCCAGAAGATCATTGATCAGCACTTTGCCCCCTATCAGCTTGATTATTGTTAATCGCCAACGCATATCTGGCGATCATATCAAATGCTTCGATGAGCCTTTTTTTTTCCAAGTAAATCTTCTTGTAATCGCTGTATTCTTTTTGAGGTGGATAAGACTCTCTAATGGCCTCTTCGTGCATGGCATATTCTTCCCCGGAAGATACGTCCTTGTAACGAACTCTCCCCAATCTTTCCAGCTCTTTTTCCATCACAAGAACTTCATCAACCAATTTTTCATATTCTTTAATCGAGATCATTTCAGCCTCCGTGGGTGACCCCGTCCTTTAGGGCGGGGAGGGATAACGGAGGATCTGTTGAATTTCGCAAGGAAGGCTGGCCAAGGTTTTTCGTTGGCCGCAGGCTGGGCGTCTTTGATGGGCATGATCTGATCCTCCTGCCACAAACATTAGCAGAAGGGTGCCGGCCGGGCAAGCACTTTGTCTTGCCCATCACGCGGGAGGGGCGCGCTAGGCCGGCATAACGATCGTCAGTCCTTCACTTGATCGGTCAGGTACTGGGTAATCACGGTGAAATCGGAGCTTCCGCGACCCGTACCGCCAGCGCCAGTGAACCGCATCGACAGGGTGGCATCGCTGGTGAGGCGCTGGCCGAGTCCGGCACCGGTAGCCACGATGGACGAAGCCACGGATGCCGTGCCGACGTAGGTCAGGCCCTGTGCGGTGATCGCCACAGAACCTTCTGCCGTGCCGGCAGTTGGACACAGAAACTGCATCCCGGTCACGCGGGCGCCGCCGGGCAGGACCGCCAGCTCCACCGTGGTGCTTCCGGAGAGTGTCTCGCTGAGCTTCAGCTTCGAGATGATCGCGTTCAGACCCGCATGAAGCTGCGTCACCTGGCCGTTGGTGCGGGTGTCCGCAAGATAGTTCGCCATGATTACCTCCCGGCCGCGCTGGATGCGGCAACGGAATGCGCCGTGCTGACCACGATGGTCCCGAAGTCATTGTTGTTGTAGCGAGTCTTCTTGAGACCACCAACCATTGCCGCAGAAACACCCAGCTCACGCTTGTAGTCGAAGAACTCCTCGACCCATGCGTAGCGACCACCAGAGCCCGTCCGTCCATACGCCTTGACGGCAGCTTGGGCGCCGCAGAACACCGCCCGGCCACGCGCATTCGCCTGGCTGTTGGAGTCGTTCGACAGCGTACTTACCGGCAGGCGGAAAGCTTCCACCAGCAGGGTGTTGTTGTACACGCCGATGGCCCCGGTGATCAGTGGGTTGTCCTTGTAGTTGCCGCCCTGGATCGCAGCCAGTTGGATGTCGTAGTAGTCACCCGTACTGGTGTTGCGCCGCAGGTCATAGTGCATTTCCGGCGTGAGGAACATCACATAGTCCGCTCCAGGCACCCCGGTCTTGCAGCGCCTGATGGGAACATCCAGCGTCCGCGCCTTGAGCACACATTGGTCCACATAGGCCAACGAGAAGGTATCGCTGACCGACAGCGAGCTTTCGGCACCCTTGGAGTTCGCGAAGATGTGATGGTCGGAGTCCGGCGCGCTGACCGACTGGTTCCCGGTGTAGATGGTGTCGCTGACCGAGCTGTTGCCGGAAATCTGGTTGAAGAACCAAGTATCCAGCCGGCCGGCGAACCAGTCTTCGAGACCCACGCGGGCTTCTTCGCGCACGGAGAACGGAATGCGCTGTTCGGTCATGCGACCGCCAGAGCGTACCGCCCACGCCAGTTCGTTGATGATGACGTCGTCCGTGTAGGTGGCGAGGCGTTCTTCTTTGCCTTCCAGGGATTCTTCCTGGACACCGCGACCGGTCAACTGCATACGCAGGATGGTGCGGATGCGGTCACCGGGAGATTTCGTCAGGTCATTCTTGATCTGAACCAGTGAGTCGGAGCCCATGCCCATAAAGTCCTTGTAGTGGACTTTCTTGAGCACCTCATGGTCGAGTTTCTTCGACCAGAGCTTCACCGCCTCGGCGTCATTGACCCCATAAACAGTTTTCATAGACCTTCACCAGGCAAGTTCAATCGGCTTCAGGACGAATCCCGAAGATTCAGTGAATTTCCCTTGTGCCGCCAGGGTGGCGAGGTCTCCGATAACGATGGAGGATCGATGCCCGCATTAGCTTCCCTCTTAGCTTCTGTGCAGGCCCGGAGGGTCTGCCGAACACGAAGTGCGAAGGTCGCATTCAACGCCGGGGCAGGCGTTTGCTCCATTGACGGCGGAGCGCCGAAGTCGTTTCCCCTTGACGCCGGGGCGCGAATCACCATGCCATGTTTTACGCTTTTTCTGCGCTTGTCAAGAGGGCACTACTGCGAGTTTCGCTCCATCTCCTTCCACAGCTTGTCGAAGTCCTCGTCGCTCATGCGTTCGATATCTGCGAGGCTCAACTCTCCGCCCTTGGGTGCGCCGCCGCTGTCGCTGAGTGAGGTGGACATCTGCTGGCCGCGCTGGATGCGGTCGAGCTTGCTGGACTGGGTTTTGACATTTTCTTGAACAGCGGCCTCCAGCCCTTCGATCTGGCTGGAAGATGGCTGAAAGCCCCAGGTTTTGGCGAGGGAATAGACCAGCTCTGCCGGGTTGCGGCCTTCCTGGATCGCCCGGCCGGACATGCCGAGGATTTCCTGATAGAGCGCCTGCTGTTTCTGCTCCGGGCTGGTGATGCCGATGGCGTCCATATCCCGCAGTCTGCGTTCCTGCACGAAGCGGAAGGCTTCGTCGTAGTCCGGCTGTTGGCTGCGGAACTGCTGCTCCAGATTGTTGATATGCTGGGTGAGTTGCCGCATCTGCGCGGCTTCATGAACCGAGCGTTGCTGCGCCTCCAGAAACGCCTGCTGCTGCCGGCGAGTCTCTTCGATTTGTCGCTGCAACTGCGCGTTCTGATCCCGCAGATAGCCGACCGGGTCTTCCTGGTAGCGCTCTTCGGCTTCCTTCTGCATCCGCGCCAGGCGGGCCTCTTCGGACTCCTGCTCTTCGCGGGCGCGCTGTTGGCGGATCTTATCGAGTTCTGCGCGCAATGACTCGAACTGGGCGATTCTGGCGGCTTCGCGCTCCAGACTTTCCCGCAATGCCTTGTTTTGGGCACGGGCTTCGTGCAGGGCTTCGAGTGGGACAAAGCCGGGCGGCGGCTTGGTATCGCCGGACTCCGGCTCAGCTTCGCCTTTGTCGGGCTCTGCACCCTGGGCGGCTTCTGGCGCTTTGGCCTCTGGCCCTGCGCCCTCTTCGGCGGCGGCCTCGACCTCACCGCCCTTATCGAAGAACGCCTGTTCTTCCGGGGTCAGTTCGAGATCCTGTGCGGGTTCTTGATCCATAAATCCTCCTGGGAATTACTGGGGTTGCCGGTTCTCGGCGATGAATTTTGCCACATCCACGCGCAGCTTTTCTTCTGCCAGCGCGGCATCTGCTTGCGCCTTTTGTGCTTTGACCATATTGAGCTGCGCCTCGCTCTGTTCGTTGGCGGCCTTGGCCTGTGCCAGCACCGATTCGGACATGGCTTTCTGCGCGCGCGCCTGTTCGGTCTGATCCGGCGGCGTGGATTGTATCGCCTGCGTCCATTCGTCCACCAGCGATTTGGGCAGCGGCAGGTACTTCGGCAGTGATGGAGGCGGACGCATCCCGAGCTGCGACAGACTCGGCAGCAGGTTCATCAGCACAGTGAAGGTTTCCTGCTTGGCGTTGGGAGAATGCGGGGCTTCATCCACAATGATGTCGTATTTCAGGTCGTGCTGCTCTGATCCGACCAGCGGTACATACCGCATCATGCCTTCGTCCATGACGCGCATCAATCGACCGTCGGCCATGAATTCGCGGATGAACTCCAGGCACAGCTTGGCGCGATTGCGCTGGAACTTGCGTAGCGATGAAAAGAACGGCGACAGGATCGTGATGGCCGACTGCTTGCGTTGCTGCTCCAGAACGCCCGGCTGGTTGCGGTCCACCAGGCCCATCATCTCCAGATTGATGCCGGAAGTGTCTGGAATCGCGGAGATGGCGATCTGCATGAGACGGTCCAGCCCGCTGGGATAGGCGACCGCGTTGCGCTCCTGAATCTTTCCTAGTCCGCCTGGATTGAGCAAAATCAATGCGCCGTGGTCGTTCCACTTTTCTTCGGCTTCGCGGGGATTCTCGAAGGCATCCAGTTCCGCAAATGCTCCGCCCCGGCGGTTGGCGGACATGAAGTCCTGGATTTCGGCGAAGAACTTGTTTGACCACCGCTGAGGGTCTTTCATGCCCTCGACGACGCCTTGCCACAGGTTGCGGTTGTTGTCCCGCTTCCCGGTAATGGCGAGGAAGGTGAAGCTATTGGTCGGCAGCGGGTTTTCCTCGATCACCGTCTCACCAACCATGAAGCACTGATAGAACGCCTTTTTCATCTGCTGGATATAGCGGATGTTCATGGCGTCCAGCGACTTCTTGATCTTGTCGAAGCGGTTTTGGTTGAGTTCGACGATCCGTCCCGATCGGGGGTCTTCCACGCGATAGACCTTCACCCGCTTCCAGTATTGATACTGGGTGATGAGGAGTTGGTCACGGGTTCTGTCGTACCATTCCGGCGTACCGATCTGGTCGTTTTCGTACTTCCAGGCTTCCTGGGCATCGTGCGGCTGATGGCCGAGCTCATCCATTGCTCCGGACAACCCCATGCCGGAGATATTCTTGATTTCCGGCCAGCGAATGGCGGCGTCTTTGCGATCCCACCAGCGGCGGCGGAAAATCCACCTGGCATCGTTGATATTGCTCTTGCGCGCCTTCGGATCCCAGCCCATCTCCAGCGTCGGGACGTGTGAGGCGGAGATGAGCTGTCCATCCGGATCGTCGTCGTAGGACATATAGACCTCGACGAACCCGATCCCTGTAATGATACAGTCCAGGAAGGCTTCAGAGATGTCGCTTTTGGCATCACATTCGTCGTCCACCCACTTCATGGCCTGGGTGTAGATTTGCGCGAGCGGGTCTTTCTCGATCCCCCTTGGGACGATCTTGATGTCGGTTTCGTTGTTGATATGGTGGCCGTGTACCGCATCGATGACGGGCGAGATCCGGTTGAACACGATGGCTGGGCGCAGGTCTTCTTCCAGCGCGGCCAATTCATCGTCGGTGTACTGGCGACCGGCTCTGAACTCGAAGGACTCCCAAGCGGCATCCCGCCACCGCTTCTGGTGATCGAGGGAGTACTTGATGTTGAGCGATTTCTCGCGATCTACCTCGTCAACCAATTCCTGCCACCTCGATGGGCTGCACGTTTCCGCATTCTGGTTCGATAGCTGTCCAATGACTCGACATTATAGCGGTGTTTGATGCCGGCAAAGGTCAACACCCAGGCATCCGCCACGTCGGGGGATTCCCGACCTTCCTTGCGCAACCTTTCTTTGGACCACACCTTGATCTTGCCGGATGATTCGGTATCGTACCCGATACTGGTGAGCTGACCAATCAGCTCTTCGTCGTCCAGTATCTTGCAGTCCTGCTGCTCGAACCATTCCCGGCAGCGCCACCAGAGTTCATCGCGCAGTCTGCCCATATCCTTGCGACCGGAAGCTGCCTCGCCGACATTGATGCCTCTGGCCGGCAGGCCCATCTCGCGGAGGCGGTCCACAACGCCGGCCCCTACGCCGATGGCATCCACCATGATCTCGCTGGGCTGCATATCGAGTGGTGTTTCCTCGTATTCGCGGGCGATGAGCCCGGCAACCTCCATGGTATCGCGTTTTTTCCATGTTTTGATCGGTTCGAGTTGGACATTGCCCTGGCGCTTGGCGAGGGCGGTCTTGCAATCGCCGAATCTCGCGACATCCAGGCCCCACACAGGGCGGATGTTCTCGATGGGCTCGACATCGCGCTTGGTAGCGGCCTCGACGTGCCAGTAGGGGATGACGGAATCGTCGTTTTCGATGGGGAATTCACCGAGAACGCGAACCCGGTAGATATTGCTGTCCTTGCCGTAGCGGGATTCGATGCGTCCGGCGTATTCCGGGTTGTAATAGGGTGCGCCCTCCATGTCGAAGGCGGAGACTTTCTTGCGCCACCAGTAATCGCGCTGTTTGTGGAAGGAGTCGAAGAAGTATCCGGTCCGCCGTGTGGGGTTGCCGGTCATGATCATCTTGGCGCCGGGCGTGGATATGGTGCCTTCTCCGGCCTCATAGATGGCGTCGTGGATACCGCTGGCCTCATCGGCGATCAGCAGCAGGTTTTCAGAGTTACCGCTAACAAATACTCGCCCATTGCGTCTCGTATAGAACGTTTCGTCCGGGGTTGATATGCACCACACCCGGCCTGAGTACGGGACCCGCTTGATATGCTTCTTGACCAGTCTGGAGTCTGTTGGTCGATTTATCCATGACAGAACATAGCAGGTGTTGGTGTTTGTTGAATATCCTCCGCCACATGGAAGCTTCATCAACGATCCAGCTTCTCTGTTTACGGTAACCGTTGCAGGAACGCCGAGCTTTATCAAAACCTCCTGAATGTCGTCCATCAATATTTTCGATGTGCTGTAAAATCCTGCCCTTTTGCCGCCTTTCGTTGTGCCATCAGATCTCCACAGCCCATCACACAGTCCGTTAAGCACGTCTTTCTTGCTATTTTTGAGAATGTCAGGAATTCTTCTGTCTGCCTGAAACCTTCCAACGTTCTCCATCAACCATTCACACATGCCGCGCGATGATACGGAGTATCCATCCTTTGTGATCGAGTATTTTATGCCTTTCAGCAGGTGGCTCTCTATCCACTCTTTTTGATCTTGCTTTGACTGATAGAGCAGAACCTCATAGAACCGGCCTGTCCGATGATGGACGCGTGTTCCGCCATCGCCGATCCAGAACCCAATAAATTCTGCAAACCGCACCGCATCCATTCCTTTCTCTGAGAATGCGGCTGGCACTTCAAAATCCTCTCCTTCAAAGAAGGATACGCGCTTGATCGCGTTGTTTTCCGGCATTTCAGAAAGCGGCGTGACTTCGAACGGCTTTTCTTCTGCCAATAGCGGTCTCGTCAGGAATCGATGTTTGTCTGTCACAGCGAAAGACATCATTCTTCCGTCAAAAACGTTCAAGTGGCCGACATATGGGTATCGGTACACATTTTTTACCGGCTGCCAGCTTGAAACCTCTCCTTTCACAGACAAGACTTCATCGGAAGTGGATATTTCGTCTATTCCAAGCCATCCCCTTCTGGTAAGGATTTCATGATCTTCCGCGAGACAGTGCATTCCTTGAAAAGCATCTGGATTTTCCTTGCGCGCAGTCCTTGCCACGGCGAAGGAGTTGGATTCTGCGCCCTTGACCGAGATTTTTTCGGTATTGAGGGTGAACTGGTCGCGGAAGACTGGATTCATCCGCGACATCCAGAGGGCGATTTCCGCCCACAGCACGTCGGAGAGCTGGTGTCCGGTCGGTGCGGTGCAGAGAATCTTGACCGGAAAGCGGGTGGTCAAGTACCACAGGGTCGCCCATGACAGGAATGCCGATTTTCCCACCCCGTGAGCTGATCGGATGGACAGGAAGTCGTTGGTTGCAAGTGCGGCCAGCGCTTCAGCCTGCCATCCCCACGGGTCTGCGGACAGGGCTTCGCGGGCGAACAGGACGGGATCATCGCGCCATGTCGATAGCAGGGTGGTGATGCGCTTGCGTTCTGCGGCGTTCACTGGGCGTTTTCACCAGGCATCCCATACTTGGCGATGGATTGGACGAGTGCTTCCTCGATGGCCTGCCGGCGAGCGTGATGGCGGTCGTAGGCTTTGGTGAACCTGGGCGATTTG